TGAATAGCCTAGGGCGCCACAGCTTGCCCGCTGTGGCACTAAATATTGGCCGGGTATGTGTCTTCCCGGCAACGTGAAACGGCGATAAATTAAAGGCACAAAGGCCAAACACGACCAAACAAAAAGGAGGTGGCACACAATGGCACGACCTGGACAGGCTGACGTATACGAAACCAACGTGGAGCCGCACCTTGCCGACATCAGCGAATGGTACCAAACCATGACGCTGCAGCAGATAGCCCAGAAGCTTGGCATCAACAAGTCTACCCTCTGCCGGTACCGCAATCAGCACCCAGAGCTTGACAAGGCTCTGACCGTTGGCCGCACGAAGCTGGTGGAGGAGCTGCGTTCCGCACTCAAAAGGCGGGCGCTTGGCTATGACTGGATAGAGGTCAAGCAGGAAAAGGCGATTGACGAGGACACCGGCCTGCTGGTGGTAGTCAAAGAAACATCCACCACCAAGCACGTTCCGCCAGACCTGGGCAGCGCCCACGTACTGCTCAAGAACCTGGACCCGAACTGGCACGACGCCGATATGATTACCATCAAGCAGCGCAACCAGGAGCTGAAAATCAAGCAGCAAAAAGCGGATTCCGCTGAATGGTAGGTGCTGCCTATGCTGAGTGATTTCTACAAGTCCAAGGAATGGACGGATTTCCGGGCGCTGCTGATGCTGCAGCGTGTGAACGAGCGGGGCGAGATCATCTGTGCCCATTGCGGCAGGCCCATCGTCAAGCGGTATGACTGCATCGGCCATCACCTGGTGGAGCTGACCGAGACCAATTACCGGGATGTGACCATATCCCTGAACCCGGACAACGTTGTGCTGGTGCATCACCGCTGCCACAACGAGATACACGAAAAGACCGGCTACAAAACCAAGAAGGTGTTTGTAGTCTGGGGCGCTCCACTATCAGGGAAAAGCACATACGTTTCCGGGGTGGCCAAGTACGGCGACCTGATTGTGGACATAGACAACCTGTGGCAGGCGGTGAGCGGGCGGCCCAGATATGAGAAGCCCAACCGCATTAAGCAGAATGTCTTTGCTCTCCACAACCAACTGCTGACCCAGGTTGCCCAGCGCACTGGCTTCTGGCATTGTGCCTATATCATCGGCGGCTATGCGCTTCCATCTGAGCGGGAGCAACTGGCCAGACGGCTGGGGGCTGAGTGCATATACATTGACAGCACAAGGGATGAGTGCATGGCCAGGCTTGCCATGTGCAACGACGGCAGGAAGAAAGCGGAGTGGGAAAAATATATTTCCGATTGGTGGGAAACCCACGAAAGATTCTCACCCGGGTGCCCCCCCGGCCCCGCTCAAAATTCGGCGGCGGGTGGACTGTAAGGTAGGGCCTCTTTTCGTGCGAAAATCGAAAAATGAGATTTTCAAAAAAGCTCCCGGGGCCAAAAATCAGCAAAAGCGAGGAAAGGCGGCGAAAAATGGATAGATACGACGAACTTATGGCGGCGGTCTGCCAGGACGACGCCGACCGGGTGACCTATGGCCCCCTGGTGCAAAAGGCGGTGCTCCTGGAGCAGCGCATGGAGTACCTGGAAACCCTGCCCCACATTGTGGTGCATCCCAAGGACCCCACGAAGCAGCGGACCACTCCGGCCCATAAGCAATACAAGGAGCTGCTGCAGCAGTATGCAAACGTTATCCGCATTCTGGGCCGGGTGACTGTGGAGGATGATAGCACGGCAGAAAGCCCGCTGCGCACCTGGGCGAAAGCGAGGGCGGCCAGAAATGCTGATCACTGAGCGGACCATCTGGACGCCTGACAACTGTTTCCTGCTGGAATACAAGGCCCGCTGTGAAAGCGGCGAATTTATCATAGGCCAAGAGCTTTGGCAGGAACTTTGCAACCTGGATGCCGAGCTGCAGGACGACCGTTTTGCCTACAACAGGGACGCCGCCCTCCTGCGCATGGATTTCATGGAGCACTGCGTCCGGCTGACAAAATCGCCGTACTACAACAAGCCCATGGTGCTGATGCTCTGGCAAAAGGCATTCATTGAGGCGGCCTATTCCTTCAAAATGGCCGAAGAGAGCCGGGACCGTGGTTTCTGGATTGACCGTTTCCAGGACATTCTCATGCTGATTGCCCGGAAGAACACCAAAACGGAAACCTGTTCCGGCATTGGCCTGGCGGAATTCTTCACCGGGGCCGACGGCAGCGACCTGGTGACGGCCTCCAATGATGACCGGCAGAGCGCCCTGGCCTATGACGCCATCGACACCATGCGCAAGCTGGTGGACCCCCGGGACCTGGACAGCCGCCGAACGCAGACCAACCTGCTGAACCTGGCCAACAATACGAAAATCTTTAAGCTGTCCATGACCTCCCGCAACCGGGAAGGTTTTAACATCGACTGGGCCATTATTGACGAGTGCCACGAGATGAAAGACAACGCCCTGGCGGCTGCCATTGAGCAGTCCCAGTCCACCAAGGACAACCCGAAGCTTTTCAAGATCACCACCGAGGGCTTTGTGGAGGACGGTTACCTGGACAAGGAGCTTGCCAAGTTCCGGGCCGTGCTGAACGGCGAGGACACCGGCCCGGCGGCCATCCGTATGCTGCCATGGCTCTACACCATGGACAGTGAGCAGGAGGTATGGCTGGGGAACCGGGAAAACCGCCTCTGGGAGAAAGCCAATCCCACCCTGCCCTATGGCATCAAGAAATACAGCCGTTTGGAGCAGGTGGTAGACAAGGCCAGGAAGGACACCGGAGACAAGCGCTTTGCAATGGCCAAAGATTTCAATATCCACCAGGCAGGCGTCGCCCAATGGCTGGAAGTCGACGATTACCAATACCCGGCAACCTACGACCTGGAAGAATTTCGAGGTGCCATTTGCCTGGGAGCCGTGGACCTGGCAGAAACCACTGACCTCTGTGTGGCGAAAATCCTTCTTATGCGGCCAGACGACCCTGTGAAATACATTCATACCCGCTATTTTGTGCCGGAAAGCAAGCTGCTGCCGGATGCCGACGACCACGAGGCCGGGGCCAAGTATGCGGAATGGGTGCAGCAGAACCTGATCACCGTTACACCCGGCAACGACAACGACCTGGCAGCCGTGGCCGACTGGTTTATGAGCCTTTATGACGATTATGGCATCAAGCTCTGGAAATGCGGCTTTGATAACCGTTTTTCCAAGGACTGGCTGCGCCGGATGCGGGACTATGGCTGGACTACCGACGGCGACGAGCAGACCCGGGCCGTGGTCATGATCATACAGAGTGCCGAAAGCCTGAATAACGCCATCTGTCTGACAGAGGCTGACCTGCGGCACCAGCTGATTAACTACAACGAGAACCCCGTGGACACCTGGTGCTGGGGAAATGCGGCTTTGAAACTGGATACATACGGCAAGCGCCTGATTGTAAAGCAGCAGGCAAAGGCCAAAATCGACGGAGCGGTTTGTACGGCTATCCTGAATGAGATGTACCGCAGAAACCGCACTGAATTTGCACAAATCATCAAAAGCGAAAGGAGCTAGACATGGGCTGGCTGAAAAACATCAAGGACGCCGTGGCCGTGCTGAAAAGCGGCCTGTCCTATGCCGACGTAGTAAACGGCAGGACGCCGATATATTCCAGCTTTGGGCGGGATATTTACGCCAGCGACGTGGTAACCCAGGCTATGGCCTGTGTAACTGACGAAATCCGCAAGCTGGCCCCGGCCCACGTCATCCAGCAGGGTATGGACATCATCCCCGTGGGTGCCGGAGACGTGCGGCAGCGGCTGCTGAATCGCCCGAACAACTACATGACCACCGGCGACTTTCTGGGCAGAATCATGTACAAGTATTTTTCCGCCTGCAATGCCTGGGTGGTGCCCACCTACAGGCTGGACAGCATAGGGCGGAAAATCTACACGGGTATGTACCCAATCGACCCGGCGCAGGTCACATTTTTGGAGGATGCACGGGGCGAGCTTTTTGTCAAGCTGGAATTTACCGGCCAGCCTGAGCCGTGGACACTGCCCTATTCTGACATTATCCACCTGCGCCGGAACTATGGCGCAGACGAATACATGGGCGGCGGCCCTGGCGGCCAGCCTGATGACCGGGCGCTGCTGCAAACCCTGGAAATCAACTACCAGATGCTGCAGGGCATCAGCCGGACCATGAAAAGCTCCCAGAACATCACCGGCGTGGTGAAATATGGCTCTATCATCGGCAGAGACCAGACAAAGCAGGCCATGAGCGAGTGGGAGGAAAAGCTGAACAACAATAAAAGCGGCATCGTTGTCATGGATATGCAGAGCCAATACATTCCGGTCACCCGTGACGTGAAAATGGTGGACGCTGCTACCCTGAAATTCATTGACGAGAAAATCTTACGAAACTTTGGTGTGTCCTTGCCAATCCTGACCGGCGACTACACCAAAGCGCAGTATGAAGCTTTCTACCAGAAGACCATTGAGCCAATCATTGTGCAGCTATCCCAGGAGTTCACCCGGGTGCTTTTCAGCGAGACGGAAAGCGAGAGCTATGGCCATAAAATTCAGTTCTTTGCAAAAGAACTAATTTTTATGTCAACTGAGCAAAAAATCAACATGATCAACCTGCTGGCCCCAACCGGTGCCATGTTCGAGAACGAGAAGCGGGCGGCCTTTGGTATGCACCCGCTGCCGGAGCTGGCGGGCAAGCGGTATCAGTCCCTGAACTGGATTGATGCAAACAAGGCCGGAGAATACCAGACCGGCAAGGAAAACCAGGACAATGGAGGTACTGGGAATGAAGAATAACGAGCTGCAGCGGCGGTCCTACGCTTTCGAGGTACGGGCCGACAAGGACGACCAGGGCGGTAACATTATCACCGGGCGGCCAATCGTCTATGACAAAATGACAGACCTGGGCTGGTTCGATGAAATCATCGAACGGGGCGCCCTGGACAAGACCAACCTGCAGGACGTGCGTTTCCTTGTGAACCACGACACCAGCAAGATTCCCCTTGCCAGAAGCCGGAAGAACAACAAAAACAGCACCATGCAGCTGACCGTGGACAATGACGGCATGGCTATCCGGGTGACCCTGGACACTGAAAACAACGCCGACGCCCGCAGCCTTTACTCCGCTGTGCAGCGGGGAGACATCAGCGGCATGTCCTTTATGTTCAGCATTGACGACGAAGAGTGGGAAAACCTTGAAAGCGACCATCCCACCCGACACATTAGGAAAATCGGCACGGTGGTGGAAGTCTCCGCCGTGACGTTCCCCGCCTATGAGCAGACCGAAATCAGCACACGATGCAAGGAGACGCTGGACAGCGCCCGGCAGGCGGTGGACACCGCCCGGCAGCAGCGTGGCGAGGTGGACACCTCCAAGCTGGAACTGGAAAAGCTCAAGGCGAAATATCTTTACAACCTTTGACATTACCCGAAAGGAGAAAACACCATGAGAGATTTTCTGAACAGACTGATTTCCTCCAAGGAGAAGCGTGCTGCTGAGCTGCGCAAGCTGATCAAGGAGGCCAGCACCGCCGACGAGGTGAGAAGCTTGGGCGATACCCTGCAGGCCGTCCTGGACGAGCTGAACGACGCCAAGAAGCAACTGGAAGACCTGCCCGACGATAACGGCGAGGGCGGCGATAACGGCGACGGCGGCGAGGGCCGCAGCGCCAACCCCATCGACCAGGGCCGCAGCGCCAACCCTGTGAGCCACCTGGGCGAGTTCCGCCAGAGAGCCCAGTATGGCCAGCCCAACGGCCAGAGCGCAGACGCCACCGATTCTGTGGAGTACCGGCAGGCGTTTATGGACTATGTTATGAGGGGCACCCCCATTCCCACGGAGCTGCGTGCCACTACTCTGACCACCGACGTTCCGGCCGTGATCCCCACCACCCTGATCAACCGGATCATGGAGCGCATGGACGAGGTTGGCACCATCCTGAGCCTGGTTACCCGCACCAGCTACCCTGCAGGGGTGGAAGTGCCTGCCAACGTGACCAAGCCCACTGCAACCTGGACCGGCAAAACCGACAGCGGCAGCGGCGAGGGCAAGGGCAGCACCGCCCAGAAGGTTACCAGCGCAAAGATCACCTTTGCATACTTCAAGCTGCGCTGTGAGGTTTCCATTTCCATGGAAGTCTCCACCATGGCCCTGTCCGCATTTGAGGACCGGCTGACTGCCAACATTGCCAATGCCATGGTGAGCGCCATTGAAACGGCCATCATCAACGGCACCGGCACCGGCGAGCCCAAGGGCATCCTGGCGGAGACCCCCAACGCAGGCCAGACCATCGAAGTGGCGAAAGCTGGGGCTCTGGACTATGCCACACTGTGCAAGGCCGAGGCTGCTGTCCCTGCCAAGTACGAGAAGGATGCCAAGTGGCTGATGTCCAAGAAAACCTTTATGTCCTTTGTCGGCATCACGGACGCAAATGGCCAGCCTATTGCCCGTATGAACTACGGTATCAGCGGCAAGCCTGAGCGCTTCCTGCTGGGCCGTGAGGTGGTCATCACCGAGGATATTGCCAACTATGCGGCGACCGTTACCGCAGACACCAAGTTTGCGGCCATCTTCTCCCTGCCCGACTACGTTCTGAATACCATCTATGACCTGGGTATCAAGCGTAAAGAAGACTGGGACACCGAAGACCAGCGCACCAAGGCGGTCATGTCCGTGGACGGTAAGGTGGTTGACAAGGGCAGCCTGGTGGTCCTTGTCAAGAAATCTGCCTGATAAGGAGAAAGGACGGCGGCAAGCATGGCAATGACTAAGGCGCAGCTGCTGGATGAAGTAAAGGCCACCCTGAACATCACGGGTGACTACTCCGACGGCAGCCTGAACAACTATATCAACGAGGTAAAGGCGTTCCTGTCTGACATTGACGTGCCTGCCTCCATCTTGAATTCCGAGGCCGTTGTGGGCATCGTCTCCCTGGGGGTGGATTCCCTCCGGGAGACCGGCGGCCTGTCCGAGTATTTCAAGCAGCGGGCTATCCAGCTGCGGCTGAAACCTGCGGACACCCCGGAACCCCCGGAGCCGACGCCCACCAAAATGGTCCGTCTCTGCGGCATCACGGAAAATGCTTCCTATGCCTATGACCAGCCATTTGTCGAGCCGGAAGAAAACGGCATTTTCCAGTATGGGGACCGCTATTTCATCAAATTCAGCCAGATGCTGATATCGAAAACCCGGGACATTCCTGCAAATTCCCAGATTCAGGTGGCAAAAATCGACGACGAGACGTATTACCCCGTCACTGACCTGCTGATGACAGGATATTGTACCATCGGAAACGAGATTCTTTCTGCCCTGTTCCGGCTGTGGCCAGGTGGAATGATATCCGTATTGACACCGGCCATTATTCCGCAGGGCAAAGATTTCATCCCGGATATTTCCGCAGAGTATAGCGGGGTGAGAGCATGAGCCGGTATAAACCATCCAAAAAGTTTGATGTGCCCATGCTGCTCTATGTGGTCACCGGCACCGAGACAAAAATGGGCGTCCCCGTCAAAACCTACGACACGGAGGGCCGCCTGTTCTGGGGCAGTTTTGCCAGCTACGGCGGCACAGAGACCCAGGTCAATGGTCTGCTGAGTGTCCAGGACACGGCCACGGTAGAAACCTATTTCCGCCCGGATTTTGCTTCCTCTGCCCGGGTGGCCCTGGCGAATGAACCTAAAAAGCTCTATGAAATCGTGGGAGAGCCCGAAAACATAGAGCAGCGGAATCATTACTGTAAATTTAAGGTGACCAGGGTCAAGGGTGGTGTCTGATCATGGCCAGGCGAAAAAACGGCTTTGACATCACTGCCCTGGAAAAGTACGCAGACCAGCTGCAGGAAGCCGGGGGCATGGCTGCCGTCAAGCGAGCGGTGCAGGGCGGTATGCTTGCCACAAAGAAGCAGGTAAACGCAGAAGTAACCACCGCCATGCAGTCCGGCAACCTGCCTGCCGGGGGTAAATACTCCACCGGCGACACCATGGGACACCTGAATGAGGAAATGACCGTGGACTGGGAGGGAAATATGGCCCGGCTGAAATTGGGCTTTAACATGGAGGGCGGCGGTATCACCAGCATTTTTCTGATGTACGGCACCCCCCGCCATGCCCCCGCCTCCGGTCTCCGGGAAGCGCTGAAAGAGCACCCGAAGAAGATTTCCCGGAAGAAGATGCAGGAGGCCTGCGTGAAAATCCTTGAAAGGCTGGGAAAGTAAATGCCTATTGAATCCGCAATCGAAACCCTTGAAACCATCTGCCCCAATGTCATACGGCAGGGCAGCATGGCACCCACCGAAGCATACCCGGACCGGTTTATCACCTACTGGGTGGCGGATTCGGCGGACCAAAACCATTATGACAACGCCGCAGCCGCTACGGTGTGGGAAATGGATGTCAATTATTATTCCATTGACCCACTGGAAACATACAGCGCTTTGGCCAAAGCCAAGGATTCCCTGCAGGCATCCGGCTGGATCATCAGCGGCAAGGGCCACGACGTGGCCAGCGACGTAACAACCCACCAGGGCCGTGGTTTTACGGCTTTGTATCTGGAAACCTGAGAAAGGAGCTTATAAACATGGGAGAAAAGAAAATTGTTGACTGGCGTGGTGTCCGTGGCCTGGTGGCTGCCAAGCTGCTGACCGATACCTCCGAGGGTGTCACCTACGACACCCCGTTCCCTGTGGCTGGCATCTCCACCCTGAGCAAGACCACGGAGACTTCCAGCGCCACGAAATACTATGACAACGAGCCTGCTATTGCCATCAACTCCGTAGGCGGCAACGAGGTGAGCATTGACGCCTCTGCCATCCCGGAGGATGTGCAGGCGAAGCTGCTGGGCGAATTCTACGACGAGACCACCGGCATGTATGTCGAAGGAAACCCTGAAATGCCTTATTTTGCCATCGGCTACATTACCAAGAAGACGGACGGCAGCGAGGTCTTTGTCTGGCGGCTGAAAGGAAAATTCAGCTACCCGGAATCCGAGCACAACACCGAGGACGACGGCACGGACAGCAATGGCAGCACCCTGGTCTACAACGGTATTTCCACGCTGCACAGCTTCACCAAGAACGGCGGCCCCGCCAAGGCCGTCAACGTGCTGGCTGAGAAATACAGCAAGGGCGAAGCGAAGTTCTTTGAAACTGTCCAGACGCCCGACACTGTCGGCGCAGCAGGATAAGCAAAGGCACCGGCTGGGCCATCTGGCCGGTGCCAAACCATAGGAGGGATACCCCATGAAACTGAAGATTTACACAGACGAGAGCTTTTCCACCGTCCGAGAAGTGCGGGAAGTGCCCCGCATGAAAGTGCCCTACCGCACGGCTGAGGCGGTCCTGGGCCTGTTTGTCGATATGGACCTGAATCATATGGACACCAACAAGGTCCTGGCCGTCGTGCTGAAAAACACCCAGCATATTACCGCCGTCGTCCGGGCCACGTTCGGCCTGCCCGAGGAGGACCTGCCCTTTATCGACCTGATGGAGCTGAGCGACCTTGCCCGGGAAATTATCACCTACGTCATGGGCAAAATCGCTGAGTTGGGAGCCGGAGACGATGCCCCAAACGCCCAGGCGCAGGCGCAGGCACAGGCCTGACGCTTGCGCAAAACTGGCACGACATCAAGCTGGCACTGTGCACAGCCTACCCAGGACTTGACCCCATCCGCCTGCTGGACTATCCCCTGACCGACGTTCTGGACCTGATGCAGCAGCACCTGGATCATGTGCAACGCTCACGGAAGCAGGCTGCGGGCTCCCGCAGCCACAGACCCGTGAAGGACAGCGGGGAAGTAATTTACAGGCAGGCCGGGGATGACTGGTTTTAACGAGGAGGTGAGGACGCATGGCAACGGAAGAAGTAACCACAAAATTAAATATTGACATAACACAGTTCAAAAAGGCTTTGTCTGATGCAAACCGCTATATCCGTATGGCTGGCAGCGAATTCGACGAAGCTTCCGCCGGAATGGACAAGTGGAGCGATAGCACCGACGGCCTGAAAGCCAAAATCCAGCAGCTGAACAAGGTGCAGGATGCCCAGCAGGTCATTGTGGATGCCCTGCAGCAGGAATATGACAAAGTGGCCGCTGAACAAGGGGAGAGCTCCAAGGCTGCCCAGGAAATGGCCATCAAGCTGAATAAGGCAAAGGCCGCCCTGACCAAAACAGGGGCAGAACTGCAGCACTATCAGCAAAAACTAGATGACGCTGAAAAGGGCACCGAGGACACGGACAATGCTACTGGAAAAATGTCCAAGGAATTGGACAAGGCTTCCTCTGCCGCAAAGGACACGGGAAAAGCCACCGGACAAATGTCTACTGCTTTCGACAAGGCTGGAAAGGCTGCCGGTACCCTGGTTAAAAACCTGGCGAAAATCGCCGGGAAAACGGTGGTGGCCGGTATCAAAGGCATTGCCGCTGCCTCCGGCGCTCTGGTGACGGCTTTCCTGGCCAGCGGCGAGGCATCTAAGGAGTACATGGTCAACATGGGCAAGCTGGACACGGCTTTCACCCAGAACGGCCACAGCGCCGAAAATGCGCAAAAAGCATACACCGACCTTGTGGGAATTCTGGGCGAAACCGACCAATCCGTGGAAGCTGCCAACCATCTGGCCAAACTAACTGACAACGAGCAGGACCTGGCAAAATGGACCGGTGACATTCTGCCCGGCGTTTTCGCTACCTTTGGTGACAGCTTGCCCATTGAGGGCCTGACTGAGGCGGCCAATGAGACCGCCAAGGTTGGCCAGGTAACTGGCCCGCTGGCCGACGCCCTGAACTGGGCAGGCGTATCTGAGGACGCTTTCAACGATTCCCTGGCCGCCTGTAGCACGGAGCAGGAGCGGCAGGCTCTGATTACCGAGACCTTGGTGGGGCTCTACGGCGACGCTGCGGCGGCCTACAAAGAAACCAATGCCGAAGTGATTCGGTCCAACCAGGCAAATGACGCATGGATGAAGTCCATGGCGGGTGTGGGGCAGGCGGCTCTGCCGATTACCTCCACCCTGAAACTCATGGGGGCGGCCATTCTGGACGACCTGCTGCCCAATATTCAGTTGCTTGGCACGTCTTTCAACGATGCCCTGAACGGCTCCAAAACGGCGGCCACAGAAATGGGCAACGCCGTGGGTAGCATTCTGCAGCAGCTGGGCCAGAAAATCGTGGCGGCCATTCCCACCATCCTGACCGTGGGCGGCTCCATCGTCGCCAGCCTGGTGCAGGGCATCATCACCGCCGCCCCTGACATCGGTAACGGAGTAACCCAGATCATTCAGTACCTGATCCAGGCGGCCCCGCAAATGCTGGTTGCCGGGGCATCCCTGGTGCAGTCTCTGGTTGGTGCCTTTGCTTCAAGTCTGCCGCAGCTGCTGGCTGCGGGTGGCCAGATGATTTCCCAGCTCCTGGACGGCATTGTTTCCGCCGTTCCCAATGTGCTGCAGGGGGCCGTTTCCGCCGCCGGTGCATTCGTGCAGGGGCTACAGACCAACCTGCCCATTATCCTGGCAAAAGGTGCAGAGCTGATTGGCAAACTGGGCGAGGGCATCCGCACGGCGCTGCCGGGCCTGATTTCCCAGGCTCTGGATGTCATCATGAATTTTGCAACAACTCTGTATGACAATGCGCCGACGCTGATCAATACAGGCTTTGACCTGCTGAGCAACCTGGTGCAGGGCATCCTGGATGCTATTCCTACCCTGCTGGCCAAGGCCCCGGAGATCATCAGCAAGTTTGCCAATATCATCAATGACAATTTCCCGACCATCCTGCAGAAGGGCGTGGAATTGATATGGCAGATCATCAAAGGCTTGATTTCCGCTATCCCTACCCTGATCCAGAATATCCCGAAAATCATTTCGGCCATTGTGGACGTGTGGAGCGCCTTTAACTGGGTAAATCTGGGGAAAAACGCCATTAAGATGCTGAAAAACGGCATCACTGCCATGACCGGCGCAGTGAAGACAGCCGGAAAGAATGTCCTGAACTCTCTGACCACGGCGCTGCAATCTCTGCCTGGGAAGCTGCTGGAATTGGGCAAGGGCGCAATCGGCCAGATGCGTAACGGTATTACTTCCATGGTGGGAGCGGTCCGGTCTGCGGGTGGAAATGTCTTGACGGCAATCGTCAATGCCATTACAACCCTGCCCGCAAAGTTGCTTGCGCTGGCCAAGAAAGCCGTTGGAAATATCGGTTCTGGAATAAGCAGCGGAATCGGATTGCTGCGGTCAAAAGCCACTGAAATCATAAGCACCATTACCAATACCCTGGCATCCCTGCCGTCCAAAATGATGGAAATCGGTAAAAATGCAATCAAGGGCATTATTGACGGCATTGGCTCCATGGTAGGCGCACTTTATGACAGTATCAAGAATGCGCTGAGCGGCCTGGTTGATAAGGCAAAGCAGGCGCTTGGAATCAATAGCCCATCCAAAGTCCTACGGGAACAGGTTGGCCGTTGGATTCCCGCCGGTGTGGCTGCTGGCATTGACAAATACAGCAATGTGGCGGACAAGGCAATGGTTGACATGGCTAAGGGAGCCGTTGGCGCTGCCAATGCCGTCCTGTCTGACAGTAGCATAGACTTTCCTCCCGGCCCAGCAGGAACCGGCGGAGCAGCAGGCACTGGCAGCCGTGGAGGCGTTACCTATGTGTATAACCAGACCATTAACAGCCCCAAGGCCCTGAGCCGGAAAGAGATTTACCGTGATACCAAGGATGCCCTGCGGTTTGCAACGGCGTAAGGAGGCAGGCATATGACCCCAATCATCAAGATTGAAAACGCCAGGGGCGAGGTTCTGAACTTGAGCACAGATACCAGATACCTGCCTATCCTGACAGGCACCGGCCCCCCTGATGCGACCATCAACCGGGCCAAGGCATCCACCGCTGACGGCACCCAGTACAATTCCGCAACTGTGAACGAGCGGGACCTGGGCCTGACGGTGTATCTGCTGGGTGATATTGCCCAGGCCCGGCTGAACCTGTACCGGTGGCTGGGCACAAAGCAGCCGATCACAATCTACTACCAGGCGGACGGCCTGGACGTGTACACAGAGGGCTACATTGAAAAGGTGGAGGTTGACCCATGGAGCAGCAACCAGTTTGTGGCGGCGACCATCATCTGCCCGCATCCATTCTGGCGGGAAATGTCGGACACCTACACCAACGCCAGCAATGTGGTGTCCCTGTTTGAACTGCCGTTCTGGACGGATGACACCGGCATAGAGCTGTCCACATTTTCCACCGATAGCTCCACAATTATCAACAACATGGGGACCGTGGAGGCGGGCGTCACCTTTGTTCTGACGGCGACCACCCGCAGCTTTCAGCCGAAAATCTATAATCTGACCTCTGGCCAGTTTATGGGTTTTTTGGTGGATATGCTGCCGGGCGACCAGCTGGAAATCTGCACCTGCACCGGCCAGAAGCACGTGACCCATATCCGGGACGGTGTACGGACGAATTACATTAACACCATGATGGAGGGCAGCGCCTGGCTGCAAATGGCCATCGGTGCAAATGAGTTTTCCTACACCGTGGACGATGGAGATTGCACGCTGGGCATCTACTACACCAACGAATATATAGGAGTGTAAGCCTATGGACCTATGGATTTATTCAGAGGATTTCACAGCCCTGGGCATCGTGGACACGGCCACCAGCATTATATGGGCCAACCGTTTCCGGCAATGCGGAGACTTTGAGATTTATATTTCCGCCTCCGCTGCCATGCTGGACCTGCTGAAAGAGGACCGGCTGGTTATTCGACCGGACGACGAAATGGTGGGAATCATTGAACAGGTGAAGACCGGCACGGATACAGAGGACGGTGATTATATCATTGCCTCTGGCCGCTGTGCCAGAAGCCTGTTTGACCGCCGGATCATCTGGGACCAGACAGAAATCAATGGCACCGTGGAAAACGGCCTGCGAACGCTGATCACAGACGCCTTTATTTCCCCGGCTATTGCCGCCAGGAAGTATGACCGCCTGACTCTGGCGGAGGCCCACGGATTTACGGAAACTATGCAGACCCAATACACGGGGGACAACGTGCTGGAAGCCGTGGAAAACCTCTGTGCTGCGAATAACTACGGTTTTAAGGTCATCCGGCAAGGTACCAAGTTTGTGGCGGATTTCTACAAGGGTACAGACCGGACCGCAGGGCAGGCGGTAAACCCCCGGGTGATATTCTCCGAGGCCTACCAGAATTTGCAGTCTACCGAGTACACGCTGAATAAAAAGGATTACAAATCCGTGGCCCTGGTGGCGGGCGAGGGCGAGGGCGCAGCCCGCCGCCGGACCGTCGTGGGCCGCAGCGTGGACCAGAGCGGCCTGCACCGGCGGGAAATGTTCGTGGATGCCCGGGATATATCCAGCAACGAGGGTGAGATCACCGACGATGACTATATTGCCCAGCTGGCAGAGCGAGGCACCCAGTACCTGAGCGAGGCCCCAATTGTCAAGAGCATGGAGGGCAGCATTGAACCGAACATGATGTACAAGTACAAAGAGGATTATTTCCTGGGCGACCTGGTAACCGTCATCAATAAGCACGGAATTCAGGCGGACACCCAGGTGCTGGAAATCGTGGAAACATGGGATTCTGACGGCTACACCGTCACCCCGACATTCGGCTAGAAAGGAGGATAAAACGTGGCTATTTCATATGGATTCTACAACTCCGTGGACGGCGACCGGAAATATACAGCTGCCCAGATAGGCGACTACCTGCAGGGATTGGTATCCAGCGGTGTATATGCTGATGATGCCAGCAGCCTGCAGGTACTGGCAGCCGGTGGAATGCAGCTGACCGTGAAGCCGGGCCGGGCTATGCTGAACTACAAATTTTTGTATAACGACAGCCCCCTGACGCTGACCCTGGATTCCGGTGGCGCACAGGACCGGGTGGATGCGGTCATTGCATACATGGACCTGACGGAGCGGGCCTGTGGGATCACCATCAAAAAGGGCACCCAGGGAGCTGACCCAAAAGCCCCGGCGCTGGTACGCAACGCCACCAGGAAAGAATACATGATCGCATCCGTGCTGGTGCGCCGCCTGGCCACCCAAATCACCCAGGTAAATATCACCGACACCAGAGGGGACCAGACTGTATGCGGCTGGGTCACCAGCCTGATTGACCAGGTGCCCACTGGCACGCTGCTGCTGCAGTATCAGCAGGCTTGCGCCGCTGAGCTGGCCGCCATGGAGGCCTATATGGCCCAGCAGCAGGCGGAATGGGATGCGTGGTTCTCTACCCTGACCGAGCAGCTGACCATTAACGGCTTTATTCAGGAGTACACCAACGCCGTGACCCTGACAGCGGCGGCTAGCACCATTCCCGTCAGCATTGCCGACTATGTGCCCCAGGAGGATATCCTGTGGGTCAACGTCGGGGGCATTGTCTGGCAGAAATCCGGCTATACCGTCACCGGAACCGGAGACAGCGCCACCGTAACGCTGAACCAGCAGCTCAAGGCGGGCGACGTTGTGGAGTTCAGGGTGCATAAATTCCGGGTAGGCTCTGCGAATCTGGTTGGCGGTGCGAAGCTGCTGGCCGTTGATGACAAGGGCACTGTCCTGACCGATGGAATTAACGCTATCTATACCATTATCGACACGTGAAAAGGATGATTTTATGGATTTTGTAAATGGAAAAGACCTTGCACTGTGCGGCGGGCTGAATACCTCCTGCACCGTGCTGATCCTGCACGACGGTGTATTCCAGCAGATGCAGATGCAGGACGTCCTGAATTATCTGGCCGGTGCACAGGTAACCACAGACACGACACTGCGCCAGGAGGGCATGGCAGCCGATTCCGCTGCTGTCCGGGAATATGTGGATGGGAAATGGACGCCTGTCACGGTCTCCCTGACCGTTGCGGGATGGTCCAATAACCAGCAGACCGTCACAGTGGCAAACGTGACAGCGGATTCTGCGGCTACGTCCGTCATTGTGGCCCCTGACCCTGCGGCTGACAATTACGCCGCCTACAACAATAGCGGGGTGCGCTGCACGGCCCAGGGCGCTGGTACATTGACATTTTCCTGTGACAGTGTGCCCAGCACTGCGCTGACCGTGAACGTGCTTGTAAGGAGGGGCAGCTATGATCTTTAACTTTTCGGGCGGCGGTGGCGGAGCTGGTCTGAATGTCGTCACTGGGCTTTCTGCCCCTGTGAATCCGAAGGAGAATACCGTATGGGTAGCATCCGACAAGGCCGGGAAGAAGTACGTGTTTTCGGAGACTGCACCGCAAAGCCCAGAAGACGGACTTATTTGGCTTGTATCCACGGCGGCGGGAATCATGGCATCGTGTAGGGTGTACGCTGATAGCACATGGGCCAGAGTGGATGCGAGCTTTTACACGGGCGGAGCTTGGAGGCAGTTTTCCTGGGCCAAACGATATCTCATCCAGGGCGGTGTGCCACAGGTAAGCTTTGTGGCAAACGGGGCACCGTACAAAAGTGGCATGCAATACAACACAGCCAAGGCCCCGACCATCGTGGGGACGATTGACGGATATTATCAAATGTCGCTGTCGGCGCAGAACGCTAACGTTGCTGGACTGGTAGTTACGGATACGAGAGTGTCGTTGTCCGATTTTTCAACGCTGTCGTGCATCGCAAAACATGATGGCCTGGGTTATAAGGATATGGTTATGCTCAATACAAAAAAGCCGGAGTATACCATGGATGCAGCACTGGAAACGACGTCCCCTACAAACGCTGAATCACAGATGGATATTCCCTTGGCCGATTACGGCGCAAATGCGGCGTTCGTCGGGTTTGCACTCGCACTCGGTGCGGGGAATAACGAGTGGTTTGCGAACGTGTATGTTAAAGATTTGTGGCTGGAATAGAAGGCAGCAGACGGTATTACGGCTGTTGAAACTGATTTTTTTGATGGCAAGTGCGCCGCCTATATCGAGGGATACCGTTTTGTTCCCGAAGGCTCTACTTGGGTGCGGGAGGACGGAACGGTATTTTCCGGTGAAATGGTCACCCCGTGGAAGCCATGGGAGGAGCTGGACGCCGTGCAGAGGGAATATGAGCGGGAGCAATACAACGATTTGATTACAAGATTATCGGAGGTATATGAAGATGCTGCGACCTAATGAAATCGTTGAGAAAGCCAAGGCAGACCGGACAACCTGCAGGATTGTAGCCGCTGCCGGGATCACCGTCAAACCGGAGCCGGAAGTACCGCCCAACCGGCCCGGGTATACCTGGATTCCCTACCAGGCGAAAGCCCGGGGGCCGATAACATGGGTAGAAAGCGAGTACGACGCAACCATGCCAGGCACCACGGAAAACCCCATTCCTTACAAGCTGGGGCTGGAAGTGTACTCCAATTATTTTTATGTGCTGGACGGCGTGAAAAAGGTATGGACCGGCGACCAGGGCCCCGCCCCAGAGTGGGAGGACGACCGTTTCACTGAAATCTAACTACAGGACGGAGCTGA